ATTTATATGGTCTCAAATAGTGCTAAATAGTGCTGCTTGGTGGACATTATATGGACATTCCAGCGAGCGGATTTAACGTGACAGCATCATGTAGAAAGTCAGGCGCAAAGTGCGCATAAATCATGGTCTGCTGTATCGTTGAATGCCCTAGTATCCTCTGCAATGTAATAATGTTACCCCCATTCATCATAAAATGTGTGGCGAATGTGTGCCTAAATACATGTACCGCTTGACCGTCAGGGAGGTCAGGTTTCATCCGGCGAAGCACGTTCCGCACGTTCTTATAGTCTGGGCTGTAGAGCAGGCCGGTGGCCTTGGTTTTTACCTGACTAATCAACTCTGCTGACAGCGGAATTGTGCGTCGTTTGCCGTTCTTGGTTTTCATGAACGTCAACATGCTGTTGATGATGTGCTCCCCCTTCAGGCTGGCAACTTCGCCCCAACGCCCGCCAGTCGCGAGACAAATTAATACAGCTTTACGGTCGTCACCATCGAGCAGATCAAGAAGAGTGCAGATTTCTTCTTTTGAAAGGAAAGCCATTTCTGATTCAGGTTCCTTAAACTGCTTTATGCCCTTAAACGGATGCTGAGAGTGATACTCCTCCGCATCAATCAGCTTAGTAAACATTCCGCTTAAAATCGCATGGTGGCGGTTTACACTGGATGCTTTCAGCCCTTGCCCCAACATTTGGACTCGATAATCTAAGATTGCCTTCCTAGTTAACTGATCTGCCCTGATAACTCCCATTTCTGCCAGCTTCGCGATGATAGTCTTTAGTCTCCCGCGTTCTATATCGCCTCTGATGTGATTTCTGCCGTGGTACACCCACCAGAGGTCTAACAGCGCGGTCAGCTTGCGCCGGTCTGCTGGTTTTTCGACCCATTCTTTGTTGTGATAATTAACCAATATATGGCGCTCGAAAATTGTCGCCTCACCTTTGGTTTCAAACTTCCGCCGGATCCGTTTTCCCTCGGAACCTTGCGGCCTAACGTCCACTTCATAACGACCATCATCGAGCTTCTTAATCGACATAAGACAGCCCTCCGACGTAATCGTCGTCTTGGAAATAAATTGTGAAAATGTATGCTTTATAAACAGTTAGCCATTCTTTTGGCCGGATTGGGGTGACGTTGTTGAGTCTTGCCCAAAGTGTGCGAGAGCCGGTGCAATCTGACCGGACTCGGGGTCGACCTCGTCAAACATGAACCAGTCTCTATATTTCCTAAATCTTGGATGCTTGAACAGTTTCATCCCGGCTTCCATAGGCATCTTCGATTTTCCAATCTCGTAGCCATGATATGTGTTGTAGTTAATTCCAATTAATTCAGCTAGTTCCTTCGTTTTTAGACGTTCTGACTCTTTAATCAGCTTCAGTTTCTCAGATTGATTCATTGACAAAAAATCCCTAATCTCGGATTATGATTCAATAAAGACATTAAATGTCTATCATGGTGGTGCTAAGTGGTGCCAGTTGGCGAACTCGTAGCAAATTGGAGGATAGCAAATGAGTGTTGAAGCTAAAACCATTACTCAAGAAGACCTGACTGATATGGGCGATAACGTGAAAAAGCGCGCCATTAATCTCTCTTCACAACCTTCCGCACTTTTATCAAAAGAGGGTTTTGCCCTCTATGTGGGAAAAACTACGGCGGCTATCGTTGCGATGGCTAAGGCTGGAAAACTCCCGGCATTTTATATGGCTGACCCGTTGAAACCGGGTAGCAAAGCTGAGCTGTGGATTAACCGTAAAGAGTGGGACAAGTACGCCGATCAGCTGGTTGAAGATGCGGCAGAAGAATGGCATGGATGGAAAGACCGCATCAGCACCAGTAAGCCGGGCAGGGGGCGCAGCCATAATGCAGCCTAACCAACAACCTATCTCAATCGCCCCGCTGCTCTGGAACCACCAGACCGGGCGCAAGCTTGATATCACCATCACCCACGGTAAAGGCCGGAAAGGTATCGTCATCCGTACCCGTCCGGCCAACCGTTGGATCTCTTCCATCAAATCAGCAATGCGGGGTTTTTCGAAATGACAGCTATCACCGCCGGTATTGTTCGTAATCAGCCTGCCGGGCTGCGTGCTTTGGTTGGGGAGCGCCTCGCCGCCCCTCGCTGGAAAAGCACCTGCGATTTTTACAATCAGATGATGGAGCGCGAGCGCCTGACCGTCTGTTTCCATGCTCAGTTAAAACAGCGTCATGCCGTTATGCGTTTAGAGGAAATGAACGACAGCGAACGCGAGCGTCTTGTTTGCGCCATTGATGAACTTCGCAGCGCTTTCGCTACTTACCGTAAGCACGGTATCAGCAAATCTGGATTCATTGGCCGATTAACGATAAGCCAACGCCGCACTTTATTCCTGCATGCCGGATTAACTGAGGTCGAGTTTAATCAGCCGTACTGGCGTATTGATGATGAATCCTGTAAATGGCGCGAGGATTTATTCAGAGCACTGCGTGAGCTATTTAATTTATTCGAATATGCACCAACCATATTAACTTCGGTTAAACCTGAAGCGTATTTTCATTAATTAACTCGCTTTAAATTTAAAGACGCTTGATTGCGTCGGGCATTCTTTTATCTGGAGTTCTCTATGCACATGTATAAAACCGTCGGCCAAGAAATGCGAAATAAGGCTGACGCGGACTCGCGAAATTTCATGTTGAACAGCGCACGCGCTGAAGCAAAGGCCGATGCTGCCGTTAGTTTCTCATCTCACCTTGACCGTCTGGCGACCCATGCGGCGGTTAATCATCTTTCATGTGTAGAAATCATCGAGTTGTTGCGTCAGGAGTCGGAGAAGTTTGACCACGAAGGTAGGGCATATCGGCAGGGCTTGAGCCATGGTTGAGCGTCAGTATGTGGAAATTAATAACGTATTCGCCATTGTGAAAATGGATCAAGGCTCCTTCATTTTGGCCGAAGTGAAAATAGACAAGGAGACAAAAGAAAAATATTACCCGACCCGGGCTATCTACTCGAATGAGTTAAAACTGGTTGCTGACCTTATTAATCTTTCGGTAAAGCGCGGTGTTTTTCTTAAAACCATTACCAGTCTTAGCGAGCTGATGAAGGAGTCGCATCGCATCGCGGAATTAGCTCAGCAAGTGCTCAATCAACTGAATAACGAATCGGAGCTATAACGATGCCGGATTTAATGGATTTGGTGCAGCAGCGCCAGCAGGAAACACTCACCGAGCAAATTAATGCCGCGCGCATCAAGGGTGGGGTGTCTGCATCAATTTGCGAGGAGTGTGACCAAGCTATCCCGGCCGCACGGCGCGCAGCCTTCCCCGGTGTGACCCGTTGCGTGTCATGCCAGACCATCCACGAACAACAAACCAAGCATTTCAGGGGGTAATCATGTTGCGCATTCCTGTCGGTAAGGACTGGGTTATCACCAGTGACGCCCATCAGTTCATTTTGAACAAAAAGAAGCTGGTTAAAACCGGCGGCAAGGCGGGCGAGGAGTGGCTCGACGCTGTTGGTTATTACCCGACTGTCTCGCAGTTGGTTTCCGGGCTGGTGCATCACCACGTCCGTGACTCATCCATCACCAGTATCGCGGGGCTGGCGGCTGAAATTGGTCGCATTGGCGAGCTGTGCCAAGAGGCATTTTCCGCAATAAACAAAGAGGGCAAGTAATGAAATTCAATCCGTTAAATTTTTTCACCTGCGTATTGGCGCTAATTTTCATCACGTTGAAGCTGACGGGGTTTCTCGCTGCGTGGTCTTGGTGGGCGGTCACTGCGCCATTATGGGCTGTGCCTGCTGCCATCCTTTTAATCGGTGCCGCGTTATTCGTGATTGCGGTAATAGCGCAAGTCGTGGCGAAACTGGTTAAATGACCGCATCAGTCCGGGGGCGCATAGCCCCCTCTCCGCCGCCGCCATTCTCTACCGATTCCCGCGAACCGTTCATCGGTGTTTATGCATGGAACGCCCCAAAGTCTGCCATTGGCAAAGATAGACCGCTTACCCGTGAGCAACACGCTCAGGGGCAAGCTGTTTTGCGTAAAATTCGTTCCTTACCGCATTTCCTGCGCCTTATTTTTCTGGGTCGCCATGAATATCTGCTGAAAGAGCAGGGTATCCACGCTGCCAATAAATGGCTGGTACTCCAGTTCCAGCGCCGTATCTGGCCGCGCCTCGAAATCGTTAACACCAAAAATGCAATGAACCGTAACGATACGCTGCGGTTCTATGCCGAGTCTGATAATTATGCTCGCCTGCCGGGCATGGAAGATAAAGAACTGCGCCGACTTTCAGACCGAATATCCGGGCAGTTGATGCAGAACTATGACCGCTATTGTGAGGAGTTTATTGCCGCTAACAATGGCGACAAATCAGAGTTAATAAGCGATAGCGTGCAGGCTGAATTTTATGGTCGTATTGCAGGAATGGCGCGTGAGTTCAAAGTCAATCCGATGCACTGGCGAAAATATCTCAAAGGTAGGCTGGACGCTACCTCAGCAGTTGCCAGTCTGTCACGTCTGGTTAACTCCGAGTGGTGGGAGCGCCAACTGAAAGCGCAGCGCACTCGTTGGCGTGAAGCGTTGCTGATTGCAGCCGGTGAAGTGAACCTCAAAAAGCACCCCTATGCGAGTAAGCAGGCTATCCGTGAAGTGCAGGCCCGGCGGCTCGCCAATATGGACTATCTGAAAGGGTGTGAGCTGGAGAACGTCGCTACCGGCGAACGAGTTGACCTGATTGATAAGGTCATGGCGAGCATCTCTAACCCGGAAATCCGCCGTATGGAGCTGATGAGCACCATTGCGGGGATAGAGAAATATGCCGCCAGCGAGAGGCACGTCGGCATGTTTATCACCATCACCACCCCGTCGAAATACCACCCGACCCGTGTTGTTGGCAAAGAAGGGGCCGAAAAAGTCCAGTTTAACCATAATTGGGATTTAGAGTCTTTTTCACCGAAAGACGGTCAGCGTTATCTCGTACACATCTGGAGCAAGATGCGCACCGCGTTTAAAGACAACGATTTGAACGTTTACGGTATGCGTGTTGTTGAGCCGCATCATGACGGTACGCCGCACTGGCATATGATGCTTTTTTGCCAGCGTAAGCAGCGTCAGGACGTCATCGATATCATGCGCCGCTATGCCTTGAAAGAGGACGGTGACGAGCGGGGCGCGGCAAAGAATCGGTTTGAAGCCAAACACCTGAACAAAGGCGGTGCGGCGGGTTATATCGCTAAATATATCGCTAAAAATATTGATGGCTATGCCCTCGACGGCCAGATTGACCACGACACCGGAAAGCCGTTACGCGATATGGCAGCAGCGGTAACCTCGTGGGCGTCAACATGGCGCATCCCTCAGTTTAAGCCTATCGGAATTCCCACCATGGGCGCTTACCGTGAATGCCGCGCCGCCTGCCTTCGTCACATCAGTTTGGCTGATTCCTTTGATGAACGAGTCGAAGCCGTGCGTGAAGCTGCCAGCGCCGGAAACTTTGCCGCCTACATGGCCGGGCAGGGTGGCGCAAATGTCCCGCGTGATGTGCAGACCGTTCGTGTAGCCCGAAAGGTGGCTGATGAGCCGAACGCTTATGACGAAGAGGTGCAAAAGGTTGTCGGCATTTTTGCGCCACACCTTGGCGCGGGTCATATCCACGAAACCCGGTCAACAGAATGGCGCATTGTCCGCAAGGCTGTTGACGTTGATGTTAATCCTTTGACTTTAAAAAGCGCCTCTGGCGCGCCTCGGAGTCCTGTCAATAACTGTGGGGCGGTTCAGCGAGAACCAGAGCCAGATATGCAGGTAACAGCGCCTGAGTATGTCACGGCGGTGATGAATTTGATTGAGCGCGGGGATGTTAGCTGGAATGACGCTGACGTTGCCAAAACGCTCAGAGACGCGATAAGGGGGCAGTCGCCGAAGGCGAATCATCAAGAAATCGCTCGTAATCTGAAAAAGCTCCGAAACGATGCGCCATCGGCGCGTCTGACACCGGCTGAGCGGGCTAGGATACAGCAAATTCGTTTGGAGTTGGCTCAGCGTTGCATTTTTGCTGAGAGCTGGGAACTGCAAGCCTTAACTCGAGGTGCGGTGGTGAGTATCAACAACGAAGTGTTTTCTTACCCAAAACTGGGGGATTGGCCGGGTTTTGATCATTGAATAAGAGGGTGTAATCCTTTATCTTCACTATACAGCAATGTGGTTTGATTCTTAGGAAGATAAAATGGAAACTGGGATTGTTACTTTTTTTGATATAAAAGCATGCGGTTTTTATCGATTGAAAAAGAATGCAGAAGAACTAGAGCACAAATTTGGTGATGCGGACGATGTATTTTCTGAGCTGGAAAAATGGTTAAGAAATAAAAGCGTTGAGGAGTCAATACCGTGGGATGTTGATACTCATCCTCTAAGGAATAGGACTTATTGCCGAGGGGTTGCCGTAGATGATGAGACAAAAGATCGTGTTATAGTTATATATCGTGCTTTGGGCTCGGCAAAAGGAAGATTGCATGCTGTTAAAAGAAGTGCTGCAGTAGGGGCGTCAGAAAGTGAAACAGCAAAAACCATAACTAATGATAATGATTATATCTGGGTTGAGCCTTGTTATTACTGGCTTATTCCGGAGTATAATAAAATAGCCTCGATAGTGTTCCCTCATTCTGGGGCTGATACTGCAAGGATGCGAAATTATATATTTAATTTTGTTGTTAATCATGGTGACTTTGGTCGGGCTAAGAATACGACATCCTTCTCTAAAGCTAGAACATCTTATTCTGATGAGGATATTTTAGTTTCCAAAACCGTTTTCAAGTTCGATGAAGATGGGAAAGAATGCAATTGTGTGTTTAAATTTTTAACAGAAATAACAAAGGTTAATAAGCCGGGTGAGAATTTATTAGAGCTCCGAGAGGATATCACCCAGACAATTATTAGGGATACAACTGTCGCACGCACCGAAGATACACGTCAGCCGTTGCTTCGCTTGATGAGTAATGTCCTGTCAGAGTTCTTAGGTGGGGATGAAAGTAAGTTTAAAAAACCAAAGAAAATAGAGGTGAAAATCGACGGTGCGCCATCTGAGCAGGAAATTAAAGACCTCTTGGAGAGAAATGCAGATGATGTAGATTGGGTTGATGTCGGTTTTGTACTGAAAGACTCTACGCGGCCTGTGTGGCTTAAGCGTTACATGGCTAGAACATCTATTTTTATTGATGATTCGGATGGTGTTGAGCATCTCTCTCCAGAGAAATTACTATCCGAAATAAAATCTGTTCGTAATGACTTGATTCAAGCTATCATATATAATGACAGTTCAAACGATGAGAGCATTAATGTTGCGGAGGCATAAATGAGTGCTCGAACATTGCATGACTTGAAAGAGCTTGCTAAGCAGCAAGTTGTCAATTTTTTTGTTTTGGCCTGTGTTTTCCTAATCGTTTATTTTTTTCGTGATGCTATTAGATACAATGATATAAAGGATGTGCTAGGTGTCTTGCAGAATATATCTGCTGCTATATTTACGATTGTAGGCCTATGGATTGGTTTTTTATATCCAAATGCAATTGCAAGCATAGTGAATGATGATATTAACTATATTAAGAACACTAAAGATGCCCCGAGGATAGAGAAGCTAATCTACGTTGTCATTGTCTCGGCAATTGTTATGGTTTTTATTCTGTGCTTTTACCTTTTCAAGGCGATGATTCCTAATATTGATTTTTTCAAACCATACAAAGAGGTGATAAAAATCATAGGTGCTGGATTTATCTATTTCATGAGCTGGCTTCAAATCAAATGTGTTTTTAGTGTTATTATTAGCAATCTATCGTTTGCAAACAATCTGCACTCTAGAATAACAAGAGCTAAGCTAGATCATGATGACGATTAGCCTATTGTGAAAATGCTATGGCCATGCTTGGGTAAATAGATGGCCTTGCATTTCTTTATACTTAATTTTTATTTGTTGTCATTGATCGCAAAGTTGTAGGGGGGGTGATGATTTTTAAGACGATTATCATTTTATTAATTTGTGTGTTTATTTTCCTATTAGGTTTTTTTTTAGGCGGTGTGCATTGGGAGTGGGCTAGATCCCCTAATTACTCTACTAATGTTGCATTTTGGGGAATGATAGGTGGTTGGTTGTCTGGTTTTGCAACACTGGCGGCAGTGATTGTATCATTATATATGGCCTATCAAGCTTCGCAGGCTGGAGTGGAAAACCTCCAAATTTCACTTGATTCTATTGTTAAGGAAAGTTACGGAGACGATCACAAAGTTGTTCTCAATATTAAAAGCTTACGCAATGTCAGGGCTGAGGTGTCACATGTTAGATTGCTTATTGATAATGCGCCTTACGCTATCTCTTTAAATGGGGTTTATGCGGGAGGGGCAAAGTGGCCAATTTTTTTGGAACGAACTGGGCAGGTGGTAAAATTTGATTTTAATTTAAACGCAGGTGTGCTTTGGTGGCCTATTTTTTCTGCGTTTGATCGGCGAGGTGATTTTAAGTTTAAGAAAGGATTCTTCATTGTAGAAACTACAATGAAAAAATACAAAGTCGCAGTGCCACGGGTTTTTCTAAATGTTCTATTGAGTCGCTACGAGTCTTTTAAAAAAATGCAATAACATTATTGGGCTTCTAGCTGCATGATTTTGCACTTGATTTTTATTGTGATTTTTCACTCTGTACGTCAGAGCTGCCGTGGTATCGAGGCCTACATGCAACTGCATTAAAACCGACCCATGAAGCGGGCAGGCGTGGCGGGGATAGCATTGCGCGCAGGCATGTATTTAATTATCAGAATTGATGGCGTCAGCGTGTCGTGGTGGCGTTCTGTTGCTCTGGTTTGATTCGCGGGTGTATGCAAGCGGGCGGGCTGTGGCGGGCGTCTGAGGGCGTTTGCGGGTGGGTATGAAAAAGCCGCCAATCAGGCGGCCGGTTTATCATTCGTCGTCATTTTCGAGGCTGTACTTTTTAAACCGAATGACCTCGACGCCGACCCAGTCATTCACCTCTTTGATACGCTGCTGTAGCGGCGTCAGCTCATTGCGGACAAACACCTTTGCGGCCTTCTCCACGTCACCCACTGACCCGACGTTCTCCGGCTTGCCGCCCATCAGCTGGTAGGGGATGCGGTGAGCGTCCAGCAGGTCGGCGGCGCTGACCTTTTTGATGTTGAAAAAATCATCCTTCGTTGCCACCTCGCTGAGCGGCACAATCTTAATACCGTCGGGCTTCCCGTTCGGCGCGTAGAAGAACAGGTTTTTAAAGTTCCCCATACCTTTAGAGCTATTCATAGCGCTGCGCAACGACTCAACGTCGGTGCTGTTCTGCGCGGCGTCGGTGACATACATGATGTAGCCTGCGTGTGCGCCGTTTTGGTAATACTTGCGGCGGAACAGCGTGGCGGACTCGTTCAGCCACGCGGAGTTGAGCGCTGAAAGATATTCCGGCATCCCATACAGCTCTTGATTGATATCCGGCTCCAGCAGGTGAAAAACGCTGTCGGGCGCGAACGGGTGCGGCTCAACGAACGATTGCACGAACCAGTAAACGCTCGGGTCAACGCCGCGTCGGGTGTATTTGGCCGGGGAGGTCTCCAGCTTCAACAGCTTGCCGGTCACGCTGAAACGCTTTTCTAAAAAGGCGTTGCCGAACACCAGATAATCCAGCACAAACCGGCTGAAATCCTGCTGCGATAACAGCGGGTGCGGGATGTAGGTGCTCGCCAAAATATTGCGCTTCACGTAAATGGGCGAACTGTGGTGAACGGCCGCGCGCAGACTTTTCGCCAGACCGGAGAAGCTGATAGGCGGCTCAATCCATTTGCCGTTACCGACGCACTCCGTGTAGTCCAGAATGTCGCGGCGATCCAGTACGGCCGACGGTTCGCCAAAGGTGAACGCCTGCATTTTCTGGTCTGGCTCAGTGACGGCCAGATTTTCTTTTGCCTTGCGGCGATTGCGTTTGCTCATCGGTTGAAGTCCAGAATGGATTTAGACGGCTGGCCGTTGGCGGCGGTCAGAGGTTCATTTAACAGGGCGTGCATGGTCGCCCACGCGACGTCGGCGTGACTGGCCTCTTCGCTGCGGCTCGCTTCGTAGGTCATACCTCTGCCGCTGGCGGTCATGGTTTTGCGGATGGCCATAAACGATTTTGTGATGTCGGTATAGGCGGTGTCGTATTCGAGCCGGCCGCTGCCGATGGTGTCTTTCGCCTTCAGCACCATGGCGGTTTTCACCTCGGCGTTGTAGCGGATTTCGCGGGCGGCCGGGTAGAACGCGCGCACCAGTTGGAAAACGCCTTGCCCGATGCCGGTGGCGTCAATACCGATGTATTCCACGTTGTATTTTTCGGTCAGCCTGCGGATGGATTCGGCCTGCGTGGCGAAATCCATGCCTTTCCACTGGTGGCGCTCCAGTATGCGGAATTTGCCGCCTGTCACCATCGGCGGGGCCAGCACCACGCAACCGGCGCTGTCGCCGGAGTGCGCCGGGTCATAGCCGACCCACACCGGCCGGTCACCGAAAGGCCGGTCAGCGTAGGGGTTAACGTCCGTCCACTCGACCAGACTGTCGACCATGCAGCCTTGCAACTCCTCAAAGGGGAATACTGACGAGCTATCGTCGACAAATTCACACATGAACAGGTTGCGGAAGTCCTCGGCGCTGTTCTCCCGCTTCAGTACGTCGAGGTCAAATAGGTTGCAGCCGCCGCGCAGGGCGTCTTCAATGGTGACGATTTGCCGCCACTGGCCGTCATCGCACAACTTCCCGGCAGCTAACGCGCTGTGGCTGATATCGATCTCGACATGCTCGCTGGCGTTTTTGCGGCCCTTGTTAAACAGCTCACCAGACCAGAACGGAAACGCGCCATGCCCCAGCGTTGATGGGGTAGAAAAGTAGGTTGAACGGAGGTGCTTCTGCGAGGCCATGCCGGAGGCGACTTTGCGCAGCTTCTGGAAGTTGGGGATCCAGAAGATTTCGTCAACCAGCAAGTCACCGTTATGGCTCTGCGCGGTGTTGGAGTTGGTGCCGAGAAAAATCAGTTTCGCGCCGTTGTTGCCGAGCACAATCGGGTCACCGGTCAGCTCAACGTCAACCAGCCGGGCAAACTGAATAATATACTCGCGGAAGACATACGCCTGCGTTTTGCTAGCGGAAAGAAAAATCTGGTTGTGGCCGGTTTTCAGTGCGTGCAGCAGTGACTCGCGGGAGAAATAAAACGTGGCCCCAATCTGGCGCGATTTCAGGATGTCGCGAATGCGATGCTCAAGTCCGGCCTTGTGCCAGCCGAGCTGATAGTCAAAGGATTCGTCATAGAAAATCGCCTCCAGCTTCGCGATAGCCTCCTCGCTGAAATAGTTCTTGGTCGGCTTTTTGCGCTCGCCTTTGTTGCGGTTGGCGACCTTGGGATTCAGGTCGGCTTCGTTACACGACGGCGCTAGAGCTTGAGGTGAGGCTTTCTGACGTGGAGTACGAAGAGGAAATTACACAAAACTGAATTGATAATAATTAATTGATATTAAAGGTAAAATTGCTAAAATCACTTTATCAATGTTGAACGGTGGAGGTGATAAATTATGTTTCATTGCAATATCTGCGGAACTGCTGCACATGCTCGCTCAAGTCGCTATCTCAGCGAGAACACCAAAGAGCGTTATCACCAGTGCCAGAACATCAATTGCAGCCATACATTTGTCACCATGGAAACCATCGAGCGCACCATTATGAAGCCCGGCCATGTGGTGCCGGTGCTGCCGCACCCTAACAATTATGGCCAGCAAAGCATGCTGATGTAACCGAATGAAGAAGCCCCGGAAATCCGGGGCTTTTTTAATATTGAGTGTGAGTTTTGCGAGGTGGGTAATCTATTCCCCCATTAGGTGGACAGCAACGTCTAAGACGAGCAATACCTAATTTCCAGCCAACAAAAAAACCAAATCTTTTTATTGATATGAGCGTGTACTTTGAACAGGATGGATAGTATCTGCATCTATCCCGCACTTTTCTTGGTGCCAGCTTCCGATAGGCAAGTATCATTCTGATACTCAACCAAGTAAGCATTACTACACTTCTTTTCTGAATGTGATGACATAGTAGTTAACTACGCCCAGTTTGTTACCACCAAAACACCCCGGTTTTTCTTCAATGCCGATGGTATCGACCCTCTGGAACTCCCATCCTTCTTGAGCAAATTCGTTTACTACGCTTTCAAGATATTGAGCGGCGATGCCATTTTTATTGTCTTTGGCTTTTACAGATATATTTGGTGGTATTTGAACCATTTTGTATTGGTACAT